TGGTATGATTTCGGCAGTAGTATTAAGAGTTTTCGGGCGGTGATGATATGCTAGGTGATTTAATGCAAGGTGTATTTGAAATATTAAGACAGGAAATAGTTGTATTGGATATAACATTTACTCCTTTAACTCTATTAATCTTTGTAGCAGTATCAAATATCCTAGTAACTGTCTGGAAGGGGATAATGGGTTATGAGTGATGAAGAAAAAGAATTATTAAATGGAGAAGAAGAAGAAAAGGAAATATCAGAAACTATAAAGTTGGACCAGGAGCAATTTGAACAATTAAGCGAAAGTATCGAAGATATAAAAGACACGTTAATTATTGAACTAGAAGATGAAAAAGGAGAAGAATACGAAGTTAAATTAATAGATTACTTCCATAAACATCTAATCTATGAATATGAAGAAGAAATAGAAAAAGAAGGAGAAGAAAAGGAAGTTATAACTAAAGAAATATCAGTTTATGAACACTTAGCAGAAGAAACAGGCCAGGGAATAGAATTAGTATATCTTATATTAGCATTAGTCTTTGGTTTTGTCTGTTTCTCACTTTGGAGGTGGCTCTCATGATGTTTGATATTATAGAAATTTTAATCGGTGAGGTTCCAGAAGATTTTGAAATAATAGCATACATGGGAGCAATTATTCTTGGGGGGGTGTTTATTAGCTATATTATGAAACTTCTCTTTAAGTTTACTGAATTCTTTTATAAATAACGAAAGGAGGTGAATATGACAATGGATAAGCTAAAAGGTTTGAAAGAAAAGTTTAATTCTAAAAAAGCAATAATATTTTCATTTTTTGCACTTCTGTTAGTTCCTGGGACAGTATCAGCAGAAACTGGTTCAGGGCCAGATTCAGGTTTGATTGATACGTTTGTAGGTATGGTAACTGACGTGATAGCTTTATTCATGGAACCGCCTTTGAGTTGGTTTGTATATCTCGGCTTGGTAGCGGCGGCCATCGGTATTGTAAAGCGTCTTATTCCTAGAAGGTCGGCCAGGTAGCTTGTAGGTGGTGTTGGGTGCTTTAGAGGGCTGTCTTTTTAGGCAGTCCTCAATTTAATATAGGGGGTCAATATATGCTTACTGAAATATGGATTATAATATTAATATACCTGGTAATAATGATGTGTTGTTGGGAGTGTGAGTGTCTTAATATTTGTGAGAACCAGGAACGGGGGTGTATGATTTGATAGAGTGTTACACAGGTTTACCAGGAGAAGGCAAAACCTATGCACTAGCATATAGAACCTATAAAGCATTAGTTCAAGGTAAAAACGTATATACTAATTTTCCATGTGTAGGAGCATATCAGCTATCTATTGAAGATTTACAAAAAGCAAAATTCCCTGCAAATACCCTAATTGTCATAGATGAAGCAGGTTACTTTTTTAATTCTCGTGATTGGAAGGGCTTTCCTAGAGAAACTTATCAATTATTCAGCCAACATAGGAAATTTAAAATGGATATGATACTTGCAGTACAATCAGTGTCCAGGTTAGATAAAAGTATTCGTGAATTACTGAATTGTGTTTATTGGTCCAAATCATTCCCGCCGGTTGGGTCCAGGCCTTTAATGTTTAAGTATGAAAAATACTTTGACCCCGACGACATGGGAAACGATAAATACAAGGGAAAAAGTTCTGTAGTTTTGGCCCGAAAAAAGTATTTTAAAATCTTTGATACACATGAGATAATAGCCGATTTTGCCAGGCAGGATATACCACAAAATCGTTGGCATTTATATACTGACATAAAATATCTAACATTTACGGGCATGATTCAATATAAAATAGCAAGGTTTCAGCAAAAAGTAATAACAGATTATAGACGTTATCAAAATAGAAGGTATATGTATAAGTACGGGTACTGTAAATTTTAAAATTTTTTTATTTTTTTCGTGTAATCTCTTGACACACGTTGTACGTTATGCTATAATACAATTAACACATCAAAAAAGGGAGGAAACGAAAATGACAAAAAAAGTAAATGAAAGGTTTGAATTACAAAAAGTCAAGTATTACGCAAAGTTGGAGGTCTATAGGGATGAATTAGAAAACATAAAACAAGATATTAAGGAGAATGAGGAAATAAAAGATATGTTATATGAGGAAAGACAATTTGTGATAGATAGAGAACCGCAAGAGGATACTGCAAAATGGCACAAATACTATCTCAAAAAAATAGAGAATATAAACGGTATATTACAACATTTATATTACACAAAGGGCGTTTACCAGGCTAAAATAAAATATTACGAGAATAAACAAGATGAGTTAGTAGGTGAGCTATATGAGTAATCTAGTAAGAATAACATTTAAAATTGATAAAGATATTAAAACCTGGTACCAACAAGAGGCCCAAAAAAGAGGAATGAATATGTCAGCATTAATTAAACAGGCTTTATATGAATATTACAAAGTTCAAAGTAAATAGGTTTTTTTTGGGGCCCCAGGCCGAAACGAAGTCGGCGGGGCCCCAAAAAAAAATTATTGTACTTTGTAATCAAATAAAGTAGTATAATTACTAAGGTACTATAATACCTAAAAAGGGAGGAATTTCAAAATGGTTAAAAGTGAAATAAAAAGATTAACAAAGCTAGAAAGTGAATTATTAGAAAGAGCAAGGAATAATGGTAAAATACTGGATATACTTATACAAGCGATTGACTTGTGGATTGATAGGGTAAATGAATATCAATTACCTTTCTATGAGTTAGATGTTGAAATGGAGAAAGATTTGAGAAGTGATATGGTCGATATTATGAGGATAAAGTTTGCTTTATATAGGATAAAAGAGTACAAGCTAATAGAACAAAGTAAACTTTGACAACATAGAAACAAATAAAAAGCCAGGATATAACTAATTTGTCCGCCTGTAGAGCTTAAAAATGGTATATAGACATTATAGACAGGGCTACTGCAATAAGGGAATTATATTCTAAGAGATAACTAGAGCATGTGAAAATAAATTTGTTTTTCTTCTATCTTGATTAATGCAACACATCTCACCGCAAAAAAGGGGGGATAATCATTTATGTTTCTAGTCATGCCAGGCACTCAAACCACTTAGACAAAGCGGAAAAAAACCGCAAAAAAGAACCCCTGGACCACGTTGATAAAAGAGTATTTAAAAGGCTCAAATTATCGGGTCCCGAAATAGAATTAAAATCCTATCAGTACGGAATAAACAACATAGATAAAGAAAAAGACCAAAAAAAAGGAGAAGGCCAGGAACCTTCTCAAGAAAGTATTGAAAGGTCAAAATCAAATTCCTTTCATAGAACAAAAAAAACACTTAGAGATATTATAAATGCAAACTTTGACGATTGGAAGTCCTTCATTACTTTAACATTTTCACCAAAGTTAGCAGGTCAAAACAGGTTTTGTATGGATTGGACGGTTAAACAGTTAGATATTTTTTTAAAAAGACTTAGACGAAAAAACCCTGATATAAAATATGTATGGGTAAGAGAAAGACACCAGGGTAAAAGAGGTAAAGGCCAAAATTACCAGGCAGTACATTTTCATATACTCTTTAACCAGGAATACAAGAAAAAAGACATCATAAAAACATGGGATTGGTCTAATGAAAAAGCATTGGATATAAAGGACATTAACCACGTTGACAACCTGGGGGCTTATCTAGTCGCTTATCTTACTGACGATATAGACAGGGATAAGGACAAGTCAAAAAAAATATATGGCAGGTCATTAAACTTAAAAAAACCTATAATAATTGATAATCCTGACGATGAAGAATTACAAAACTTAATACCTAAAAAAGATTCAATATATGAAAACCAGGTTTACAATGAATATTTAGGAGTAGTGAAAACAGTTAAATATAATCGCCTTAGATAAGCAGAATTAGCTTTATTTAGTTTTTTTAAATAGCATATAGTCAGTAATATTAAACAACAAAAAAGGGTCAATATCAAGCAATTTTGCAAGTTTAAGTCCTGTCTGAATATTAGGCAGGGCTTTATTATTTTCTATGTTTTGATAATGTTTCAAAGATATACCTAACATTAATGACATTTCATATTGAGATATATTTTTCTTTTTACGAAAGTATTTAATCTTATTCAATAGTAACACTCCTTATAGGTATATTATACTACATCAATAATACTTTAGGGAATACTTATAAGTACTGTTGTTATAATTAACCGTTACCATATTGTTATTCTACAAAAAAAGAAATATACTTCATATAGTTAGGAATTAAAATACCTTAAAAAAGGAGCTGTTAGAATGATTGGTTATGTGAAAGGTAAGTTAATTGACGTAAAAACAAAGCAATTTGAAAACAACACATTAAGAACATTGCAGATAGGCGACCCAGTAACGTGTACTTCATTGTATTTGAGGTTGGACGATGATTGCAAAATCCCACAATTATCAGACTTGGGTAAAGACTATAATTATGAAGTAAGATTCGTAATGAAAGGCTTTAATATTCAAGGTTATGTTACTGACATGAAGGAAATTAAAGACCATGAGAAAGTTAATGCTTAGATTAAAGGCAGGGAGAATATTCCCCTGCCTTCTCGCAATTATATTTATATTTAATTTTATGATAGATAAAGTTTATGCTGATAAGGAGTTATTGGAAATAGTTGATTTAGCACCAGGGGAAGTAATAACATTTGACGTTGATGGTTTAGATTGTAATTTTGATGTAACAGTTTTATTTGATGGAATTTTAACACATGGTTTAGATATAAATGATGATACAAATATGAGATTTTACTCTACAAGGGATGGTTACAGTCTTTTAGATAATACAAGTTTTGCTTTTAATCCACATACACATCCTGTTGAAATGCAATTTATGGTAGAACCATATTATGATGAAGATACATTAATAGAATATAAAGATACTATCGGAAATAATGAAAACGTGAATATATGGTATACAGACCAGGAAGTTGAATTAACCGTTGATAATAATACATTGACAGGTCAGTATGTTAGTTATGTTGTAGTTGATGACCCAACAAAACATAATTTACAAGGTGTAGCAGATGAAAGACAATTTAATATTCCATATCCAGGTGAGGAAAAAATAATAATACAAACTTCTGGGTTAGAAATAATCTCAGGAAAAGAACATTTAACTGAAGGATTACCTCTATCATTACAACAAGCTCCGTCTGAATCAATACTAGAATTACGAACCCCAGAACCAGGCTCCAGGATTAGTTATACTCCTTTAAATTTAGAATTTTTTGTTCTTGGTACATCTAACCATAAAAGCATGATTCATTTAAACGGTAATTATATAGGCAATATACTAACTCAATTTGACCATACACTCTATAACAGAATACAGATTCCTGTTGATTCAGACTATTTAGAATATGGAGCAGATAATCAAGTAGTTGTAACAGAAAATCAAACTGACAAGTTACTCTATCAGACAAGTTTCAGATTAATAGACCCCGATTCAGTTCATGAAGTAAACGACCCGTACGATGACGATGCTTATTTTGAATTAGAATTACCTGACAGCTCTATAGGTGGCAATTATGGCAGATATATTACAGATGATGATTTAAGCTCGGCAGGTGGCCTAAGAGTAAGAGGAAATACAAATATTAATGACGATTTATACATGACATTACATGATTCAGAAGGGGTTCAGTATAGCCAAAACAACAATTTCAATAATATAAGCACTCTAACAATATCAGAAAATCACCTGGACGGTGGTCTATATGCAGTAACAGTATTTACTGATGAAAACAAAGAAACAGAATTAGGACAAGTAATAATTGAAATAACAGATTCACCAGAACCTTTTGACCCGCCTATGGAACTCCCTGATGACGATTGGGACCATACAGAACCAGAAGGTTTTCGTGAAACTATAGTCCATTATCTTAGATTACCATTTGAAATGCTTAATTCAGCTATAGAAACGTTAGTTACACTTGTAGAAGATGTAAGAGAAACGGCTCAAAATCTAGCCAGTTTATGGAGTTCATTCTTTGGATTTTTACCAGGAGAAGTAACCGCAATATTTGTTAT